GGGAACGGAGTTTCCAAGTTTCGAAAAATGTGGCAGGCCCTTCAGCAAGATCCACCCGATTACGCTGAAGCGTCTGTCCAAATGCTTGACTCACGTTGGGCAAAACAGACTCCAAATCGTGCAAAAGAAATGGCTGACCATATGAAACACTGTGGCTAGCTATGGCTGGTATTGAAGATTTAAAACTTTGGCGCACAGAACCGTTTCTTGAAACTTTTCAACAATTTTCACCAGAAGGAGATTTAGGGTGGAAATATGATAAACAAGGAAGATGGTTTGCACCTAGTTTAGATTATCCTAGAAATTGGCTTGGCACCGATACTATTATTAAAGAATTAGACACTAAATTTCCTTTTAATTTTTCTGATCCTAATACATATAAAGTGCCAATAGCTGGTAATGATTTTATTACTTATGGAAGTAAAACTGCTTCTCAATTAGCAGAAGACCAAGCTATTTTAAAAAATTGGTTTCCTATGTATATGGGACAAGATAATATTGTTAACAATATAGATCAAGAATTTTTTGATTGGAGAAAAGATTTTTATAAAAAAAGAGGTAATAATACAAAACCTTTAAATAGAGAAGAGTTTAAAATAATTTCTGATAAATTAAAACAATATACAACTAATATGACTCAATGGGAAAAAGACGCTTTATTTAAAATGAGTGCTGGTATGAATCCTCCTTTTAGTGAAATTACTCCTCCTCAAAATATTGCTAATAAAGCAAAAATTAATTTATATGAATCTTTTTTACAAAATTTTAGAAAACCTAAACTAGATCATCTTAACAGTTTAGCTAATAAAAATATTTACACTCCTAAAAATAGACTTGAAAATATAAGTAGAATTCCTATTAAAGCTAAAGACATTTATAATCGTGTTAGATTGGGAGAAAAAGTTAAACTTGGAATTCCGTGGGCAGCTGCAGCAAGACCTTTTATAAATAATAAATTAGCTGCAAGTGCTTTAGGATACTCAAGTTTACCAGGAGCTTTATTTGCTGGTGCTTTATATACAGGAACTGCTAAACCATTAAATGCAGGAGAAGACGAATTTTTTAATCCTCCTTTATCTAAAACAATAAAACCATTTTTAAACACTTCTAATACTATTAATAATAGTACAGGATTTTTTAATAGTAATCCTGTTGTTTTTGACAAATATATAAGCAATAAAATGAATGCTTTGCAAAATAAACAATCTGGAACTACTTACGGTCCAGCTGGAATGGGTGGATTTAACAGTGGCGGAATAGCATCACTTGTGATATAATGTCACAGTGCAATTAATACAGAAATATAATTACGCAGAACTTAAAAGACAAGACGGTGATTCCCGTTTATATCTTACACCCGATGGTGAGGCATTACCTTCCGTTACCACCATACTATCTAAAACTAAAGACAAAACGTTTTTAAAACAATGGCGTGCAAAAGTAGGAGAAAAAAAAGCTGAGGAAATTATTAAGAGTGCTGGTCAGATTGGCACCGCGCTCCACCTATATATAGAACGTTTTGTGAACGGAGATAAATACAAAGATCTTACAGAAATAGGTATACAAGCAGAAAAAATGGCGCAAAAGATAATAGATGAGGCGTTTAATGACATAACAGAAATATGGGGATCAGAGATACACTTATATAATCCTGGAAAGTATGCAGGAACAGCCGACATGATTGGTGTATATAAAGGTAGGCCGGCTATTATGGATTTTAAACAAACTAATAGACCAAAAAAACGTGAATGGATTCAAGACTATTTAATGCAACTAGCTGCGTACGCCGCGGCCCACAATGCTATATTTAATACTGAAATAGACCAGGGTGTAGTTCTTATGTGTTCACGTGATTTAACCTTTCAACGCTTTGAATTGACTGGTGAGAAATTTGTACGTGCGACGAACGCATTTATGAAAAAACTGGACGCTTACAATGAAAGCATACTCTAAATCCATTCTGATAATTCTTCTCCACTAATTTCTTTAGCAATATTTACTTTATTTTTAAGAGCTTTTATTATTTTTTCATCTACAGTTTTCTTTGCTACCATATCAATATATAAAACAGGATTAACTTGTCCTATACGGTGTGCACGATCTTCTGATTGTATTCTTTTTTCTAAATCATAATTATTAGAATAATAAATAACTGTGCTTGCAGCAGTTAGTGTAATTCCATATCCACCAGTTTGAGTGTTTCCTATAAAAAAACGACAATCATTCATTTTGTTTTGAAAATCATAAATACAACGTTGTCTATCTTCTGGTTTTGTTGCGCCATAATAGGTACAATAAGAAGTAGGTCCATATTCTTTTTTAACAGCTGCTTCTATATTTAATATGTCGTGAATATAATTAGCCCATATAATTGCTTTACCAGATGTCTCTGCCAATATCTGCATTAATTCATCTAATCTATTATTTTTAAGATTTAAAGTATCACCACTATCTGTTTTCATATGACCGCATGTTATTTGATGCAATCTCATCAATTGTGTCAACACATTAACAGCGGTTAATGATTCACCTTTTAATATAGTCATAGCATTAGTTTTCATATCCTGGTACGCTGTTTTTTGTTCATCGGTTAATTCTATCTCACGCTTAACAAACGTTTTTTCTGGTAAATCTAAGCAATCTTTTTTTAATATGCGATATGAATGAGGTGATACTAACTGTCCTAATTGTGCTAGGTTTTTAAACTTAACAATCTTTTGATATTTATGCGTGCCACCAGCAGCATTTGCTGTTATAACAACTGCATAGCGAGTTCTAAATGCGTAATAACTTTGTTGACCAAGTATTTCAGGATCTAGGAAATCCATCTGTGCCCATAAATCCATTGGTGACTGGGTTACTGGAGATCCTGTTAATATTCTTCGGTATTTGGCTTCTTTGGCTAATGATAAAATATTTTTAGTTCTTTTTGCTTGTGGATTTTTAATAGTTGTACTTTCATCTACTATCATCATAGATTTGCCTATCAAAAATATCCTAGCAAATTCTACACCCTTCTTCGTTGACAAAGATTCTACATTCATGACCATAATTTTAAATCTAAAATCTTCTGATTTTTTTATATCAAGAAGTCGCTGTTTATATTCAGCACTTGTAGATTGTTTCCAAGCTACAACATTTTTTTCAATATAGTCTGGTACGTGGGTAGATATTTCTTGATCCACCCAATTCATATACGTACCTTTTGGAGCAACCACAAGTAACCGATCTATTTTACCTTTATTATATAATATACATGCATTATCTAATGCAATTTTAGTTTTTCCTGTTCCCATTTCGGCAAAAATAGCAAACGCTTCTTTATTCCAGCATTTTTTTAACGCATCTTTCTGATGCTCATATGGCTCAGTTTTAAATTTGTACATAATTCTTTCTTTATTCTTGAAATGCATTATATCATATGATATAATATAATCAAGAAATAAAATTATGACAGTTTACGTTTTACAAGAAATGGGAAGAAATATTAGGTCTGCTGAAAAATTTGGTGACTTAAAAGTTTTACTTCCTGATAATAAACAAATAGTTTTATCTTCTGGGCCACTTACTCATAAATTAACTAAAGAGTTATCCACATTTAATGATGATGACTACTTGTTATTAATTGGTGATCCTGCTATAATAGCACTTGCTGGCGCAATTGTTAGCAAGATGAATGGAGGACGGTTCAAAGTTTTAAAGTGGGATCGTGATGAGAAACGATACTACGATATAGAAATAGATATACGAGGATAATATGGAAGACTTAATTAAACAAATGCAACAAGATTCGGGGACCACGGCCCAGGACAACATGGGTAAGATTGGTGCAGTTGCAAATGATGTAGCAGATACCGATAAAGAGATTGCTGATTTAGAAGAGCAATTAAAAAAGAAAAAAGATTATAAAAAACATTTAGCAGAAAATGTATTACCTAACTTATTTTCAGAAGTTGGGTTATCAGAATTAAAACTAGCAGATGGCAGACACTTAAAAGTTTCCAATTATTATGGTGCTTCAATCAAAGATACTAAGAAAGAAGCAGCTTTTAGTTGGCTAAGAGACAATGGATTTG